CTTTCATCAATGGGATCACTCGCTGCATGTCGAGCTTGTCGTTCACAAAGTAATAGTTCTTGCCATTGATCCTGGCTTGAAGATAAAAGACATCGCCCCGCTCTCCTGCTTCACAGAGCTGCTGGTCAATTACCTTCAGCCCCTTCGCCAGGTTATCGGCAGCTTTGATCTTCTCGTCAGGATTAGTGATCTTCATGTAACGCTCTCTAGCGCCTTGATACTTCGCCGCGAGCTCAGGGGTCGTCATCTTGAACCAGGCATACCAACCCCACTTCTTATTCATCTGGTTCTCAGCTGTCATAAACGACTCAACAGCAGCTTGAACTGGTTTGCTCCACTCTTTCATTTTTCACCCCACCGGACATCGGCGGACAGATGTGGACAGACAGGACAAACTATAGTGTTTGTCCGTGTCCGTCCGCACCCTGTCTTTGTCCCAGATTGTGTCCGTTCCGTGTCCGCGTTTGTCCGCGAATCCATACAACCCGCGTCATTGCTAGCTTTCATAGCTTTCATACTTTGTCCGATCCGTGTCCGAGCGTGTCCGTTTCCTTCACCCACTCCATTTTCCGATTTCCGGCGTGGACAACCACAATGTCCGCACCTTCCAGCGCATTAATTGCACGTCCCCAAGCCTTCCTTGCACGGTCTTTTGCCTTCTTATCCGTCACGTCCAAACCTTCCTTTTCGAGCAGCCAGAAGACGAAAGAGTCTCTGGCAACTTCCACACTGATCACATCATTTCTGTCCGTTGCGTCGCGTAAACAGTTCATCGCCTTCAGCTCTTTCTCATTAAAGCTGGCACTGTCAGCTGCAATGGCGTCAGCTGTCACCTTGTTGAGGTACACAGATGTCTCACCTCCGATCGTGCCGACCTCAGCGCTCTGCATCTCAAAGAACAAATCCTCAGCTGGCTCTGCGTCCTTCTGCTTCTCCGTCACTACCGTAAGGACGGCGCCTGACTTCTTGACCTGGATGCTGGTATCTACAGCTCCGAGCAATGCGCTTGATCCACGCATCCCTCTGCTGCCGTCCTTGCCACTGTGATGAATACCCAGTAGAGCAGCGTTGTAGCTTTGCTTGAGCACGTCGCAGGTCTTCACAAACTTACCGACATCTGTCGCTGAGTTTTCATCTGCGCCGAGTAGAGCTCTGGCAACCGTGTCCACAACAATCAGGCTGAAGCCGCCGGCCTTATCCTCCAGCTGCTGGATCGTTGCCTTCAACTTCTCCACGTCTGTCGGGCTGGTGAAGTCCACTGCGGTTGGCAGGACATAGAACGGCAGCTCTTTCTCTGTGACTCCGCTGCCTCTGTTCTCTAGCCATGCCTTGACTCGCTTGCCGATACCGCCGACACCTTCCCCTGCAATGTAGAGCACTGCGCCCTGCTTGACTGGCATGTCATGGAAGTCTCTCCCTGATGCGACGCAAAGAGCGATGTCCAAAGCAAGGAACGTCTTACCGCAACCCGGTGGTCCATACATGACGCTGAAGCCGTGTCTGGTAAATAATGAGTCAACCAGGAACTGCACTGGCGGCATCGCCATGAGCTCACCGATCGCCATGGTTGGATAGGTTTCGATCTCTTCCTGCTCGATCTCACCTGGATCTTGCATCGCCTCAGTGATTGACGGTGCTGTCTTGACCATGCTGATCAGCTGCTGTTGTGTCTTGCCGCTGTCCAGCCAGTCAACGATGTCGCCCTTCTCAGGTAGCTGGTCGGATAGATCTAAGAGCCTGACCTCTTTAGCGACTGGTAAAAGGCTGTTGACCACCTTTGCGCCATGCTTCCGTCCTGCTTCGTCGTTGTCTGGTACCACAATGACCTGTCGATCTGCGAGCCACTTGGAGTGCTCGTCGCCCCAGTTGCCGGAGCCGCCGTTGTTGGTAGTGGCAATGATTCCAAGATCTCTGAGCCGCTCGACACACTTCTCTCCTTCGACCACCCATACCCACCGCTTGTTGTGGTGAAGTATCTCAGGAAGGTTGTAGGGGATGCGCTCGATGTCCTTGATGTTTGAGATCCAGCCACCTTGTCCGTCTGGGCGCTGCTGTCTGAATGTTTTCTTTCCATCTGCAAAGTCTGTCCTGACGACCTGGTAGACCAACACTCCGTGATCACCGATGTAGTCATAGGTTGTGATCCTGTTTCGATCTTTCTTGGTGAAGCTCGGGTCTTTCTGCATCCCGAATCGCTTCTCTAAAAAGTCAGCCAGGTGTCCGTTTGCCTCCGGGTACGCAATCTTGCACAGATCAACGAATCCTCCAGACTCATTTGTTTCATGATCGGTCCAGACGCCTTTCTCTTTATCGACGCTCTTTGAACCGTAGCTACCGAACCGCACTTCATGCCCATGGGACATCTTATGATTGATGTCGCCCCACAGCTCCTGTGCAACTTCGACAATGTGTTCAGCATACTTGTGCATATATCACCCCAATAAAAAAAGCCCCCCGCAGGGGGCTGAAGGTTCAGAACTTCCAATCGTCGTCCGACGAATCAGGCTGGGGTGCTGCCTGGGGTTCTGGAGCCGGTGCAGGAGCTGGTTGTTCTGGCTTATCATTCCATCCCTTCAGCTCAAACTCTGGTACACGGGTAGTGCCTTTGCCGATCGCAACAGCCTTGGCGCCATTGAATGCGACCATGGCCATCTTGCCTTCGTTACTTGCGGCGCCGTTGTGGATTGCAGGCCAGATAGCCTCAAGCCCCATCTTGGGACCAGATCCAGTGGTCGTCCATTCACGCCATCCGTAGTCCTTGATGTACACCATGACGCTGAAACCGCGCTTGAAGTCTTGACCAGGGTTTGATCCCTTGACTCCTGGGCGCTCGTCCCATTGCCACTCAGGCGCTTGTCCCTCTTGTATTTTCCCCCACCCAGTTTTCAGGCTGCTTGGGTCAATACCCATCCCCTTGAACTCGATCTCGTCACCGTCGACGATCCACGCATTGATGGATGGCTTGAAGCGGAAATACTCCGCAGTTGAATCGCTAAGACCTAGCATCTTCTTCTCCTATTTCTCTGACTATGCCGCACCACAGCTCAAAGCTGATCTGCGCGACGCTGTTGATGTCATGCTGCTCATAGCAGTCATGACCAGGTCCGATCCAGTTGATGTACACCTGGATTGGCTTCCTGTCTTGTTTCACAAAGAGGACCGCACGCAACCCCTTGGCCGCTGCTTGTGCTTCACACTGCAGCCAAAAGGTCTTGATGTCTGAGGGTACGCAGGTCGCGTACCTTTTACACTCGATGCTCCAACCAGGCACGCCGGATAAATCATCACCGCCTTGCTGGTATTGCTCTAGGTTTCTCTTGCAGTCGTACCCGAGATGATCTCGGATCATGCCAGCAATCTCTCTCTCGAAAGTGGCACCCTTGCGACGGGACATGGCTCCCATATGTGTCCTCTTTGGTTATGTATCGGCAAGCCTATCGGCACAAATTTAACCGCACAAGATAAAATGTGTTGACACATGTGGAACCTTTGCCCTAACCTGTCTTTGTCGATGAGGGAAACAAGAGGAGATTCGACATGATCATTGGATACAACCCGAACTATCCTTCGCTTCATATGCGCGAGGCTTTGGAAGCGATTGTAAGTGGAGAGGCGGATATCTTGGGATGGAATGCTGAGGAGAAAGCTTCTGTTGTTGCTCAGGCCAAAACTTTAATTTTTGAGCGCGGGGAAAGTTTCATTAAAGCCGAGTTATCGCGCATGAATTCCTTGTTGAGTTTGATTGAGGAGGTTGCGTAATGAACCATCAAGAATTCGTCGGAAAGAAAGTCATCGGTCGCTGGGGCGCGATGCACCCTGAGTGGATCGGAGAGGTGGTTGCTGCTGGCAAGATCGGGGTAACCATTGTTTGGAGCGAACCACACCATCAACCGCAAAGCGCAAAGTACAGCGAGCTGCGCAACGATTACGCGGAGCCGGTCGGCAGCCCTGTTGGTATCTACGTTCACGTTGAGGAGTATGTGTAATGGAACTGCATATCGGAGCAAAAATCTCACTGGCCGGCGGCAAGATCGCCGGCACTGTTTTGTCGTACAGCTCAAAGGCTGTGCGCATCCGCACTGAGGACGGCAAAAAAATTGTCGTCCCAATGAGGTTAATCGAAACAATCCAGGAGGCGTTCGTATGAAGGGTGACATCTTTGAAAAGATCGAAACCGTCGTCAATGAAATACATGACACCGATGAGTCGATCGAGGAGTATCTCAAAAGAGGTCTTGAGACTCCGCTCGCTCTGTCCAAAAGAAGCGATCTCCTCCAGGCCGAGCTCAGAGAGCTGCAAAAAATTCGCTCGTCTGTCTGGGACGACAAAGCCGCAGCAGAGATTGAGCTCTGGAAGGCAGTGTTGGGCCTGGCATTTAAGGACATTTTTTCTAGGCCGAAGGTCAAGATCGTTGCCGATGCGACCAAGGCTATTGAGGAAATCGACAAAATTAATATGCGCCTGGCCCGCAATGACGTCAGTAAAAACCAGCGCGCAAGGCTGCGCACACTGATCCGCCAGCAGTACAGGGAAGTCAAAGGCTTCGCTAACTGTGACTTTATGACTGCGTTTGATTTCCTGATGCGTGAGAGCCAGGACCTCATCTTGTTTAAGATTGGGATCGATCCAGAGATGATGCGGGAAACAATCCGCAGAAAGATGACGTCTGCCAGCACCATCAATTGGCGAAACGCACGCATCAACTACAACAACTACATCAAGCTGAGAGATCTGGAGGCCTCACTATGAGTGAATGGTTTGCAATCGCGGTGTTGTTCATCGTGACTTATGGGGCAGCACTCTTGGTGTCTGTTGTAGTCGATAAACTACTGCGCCGCGTCTGCGGTCGCGGTATCTGGCCGAGGGATTACTTCAAATGATCCGCACTCTGTATCAAATGATCTACTTCAAAGATCAAGAGCACCAGATCAAGTTCACCGACACGTCGATCAATGACCCGGATGAGATGCCTGGTATGCAGTTGATCGACATCGATGGCCTTGATCAACACCAGCTGCCAGCTGACCTGTGGGCATACGCCACGCAGCAGATGGACGCTGACACAGCAATGACAGAAGAGGAGTTGTTCAGATGGTAAAGCTAGCAATAAAAGATAATACCGACTACACAATCACACTGTGCGGTCATGAGATTCAAAAAATTCTCGACTTGATCAGCGATCACGTTAAGAAGACAGACGGGGAAGTCAGACGATCTTGGGTAAAAAGGGGCAGTGTTCAAGCCATTGTAGTGGATGGCGGAGACGCATCAGAAATTCCGCAACTAGAACAGATCATTGAAACGCTGCAATCAACAGAGATTGAGTCAGTCAGACCAGTGACTGTTGAAGATTTGGAGTACCTTTGTGATATGTATCAAAAGTGCAGGGAGATTAGCAATGGTAGGTAAAGTCACAACCATTCAGAAGATGAGCGCGAGCCGTCTTCCAAACATCATGGGATTCAGCCCATGGGCCACGCCTAATGATGAGCTCGATGCAACGATCCGAGCTCGCAAGGAAGGCGTCGATCACTACGACATCCAGGTCGGCGAGGCCGCTGACTGGGGCAATGAGTTTGAGGATCAGATCTTGCGCACCGCTGCACGGCGCCTCGGGCTGAAGAAACTGAAGCTCGACTACCCAGAGGCTTACACCTACAAGGATCTGCTCCAGGCATCGCTCGATGGCGGCGCAATGGCTGACAACCTGGTGATCAACACCGACCCGGCGAACAACATATATGTGATGAACCAGGAAGGCACGATCACCCTGGACGGCAAAGGTGTCTTGGAAGCCAAACTCACTCGCGTCGCACCTAGCGATGTGCCT